ACTGTTAATTCAATAAAATATACTGTTCGTAGTGTTAGGAAGGTAGATGACGGAACTTTTTGTATCCTGTCATTAATGAAGACTTAACTCATGGCAAGTAAAAGAGAACGGATTTTAGCAGCATTAAAAACAACTCTTGCTGGTACAACTGGAGTTGGAACTCGCATTTATAGATCAAGAGTCGAGCCTACCACTAGAGCTGAGTCACCAAGTTTAGTATTGGAATGGAGCAGTGATCGCCCTGATATTAGAGGTACAACAGGTCATATTGATTGGACGTTGAGAGTGCGAGTTGTTGTTATTTCTAGGGGAAAGAATCCAGATAATCTTGCTGATGGAACGATTGAAAGTTTACATTCCAAAATGTTGGCTGACCCTACTGTGGGTGGCTTGGCGATAGATGTACGTCCTTCTACTACTACGTTTGATGTTATGGAGGCAGATCAACCAGCAGGAGTAATCATATGTGAATTTGAAATTGATTACAGAACTTCTTATGCGAGTTTGGCTTAAAGCCTAGTAACCCATATTGTCTATGATAAGAATTGAAATTCTTGAAGAAGAACTGGGATGCTTTTTCTTCCTGTTCTAATTCCAATCAAGGTAATTACTAATGGCTTTATTAACACGCAAACGAGTTATTGCTGTTCTCAAAGAGTCAACTGCTGGAACTTACAATGCTCCACAGGCGGCTAACTGTCTTATTGTTCGTGATTTAAACATCGTTCCACAAGAGAGTGATGTTGTAAGTCGTGATCTAGTTAGACCCTATTTCGGAGCTAGTGAGCAGCTTCAAGCAAACACCAGAGTTTCTTGTACTTTCTCTGTTGAGATGGCAGGCGTTGGAACTGGTGATGCTGATGTAGCTCCTAATTATGGAGAGTGTATTGAAGCTTGTGGTTTTACAGGTGAATCAACAGATGATGCAAAGCATTTGTTTATCCCTAACTCTACTGTTGCTACTACAGTCAGTATTCTCTACAACATTGATGGTGTCCAGCACACTGTCAAAGGAGCAAAAGGAAGTTTTTCTATCAGTTGTGCCGTTGGTGAAATTCCTAGTATCGAGTTCACTTTTACTGGGGTTTACATAGCTCCTTCTGACGCAACTGCATTAACTCCTTCTTACCAGAAACAAGCCGATCCATTACTATTTGATAATGGCAACACTGGTTCTTTCAAGATTTTTGGAGAAACAGGTTTGCAAATGAGCAACTTCTCATTAGATATTGGTAATGAAGTTGTTTATCGTGAATTGGTTGGTGGTAGCCCTGAAGTGTTAATTACTAATAGGAACATTACTGGTTCTGTAACAGTTGAGGCTGTGAATTTAGCTAGTGGTGGTAGTCAGCAATGGGATCCATTTGCGGCTGCATTAACTGATGGAACTTTAGGTGAGATAAGTTTCACTCATGGAACTACTGCTCTTAACAAGGTCACAATTCAATCAGGTCTTGTTGCTAGTCAAACAACTAAAAACCGTGTTGACCTAGGTGCGATTTCTTATGGTGAAGAACAGGGTATCGCAATGTGGGAAGTACCATTTACAATGATTCCTACTACAGCAGGAAATGATGAGTTTAGTCTTATTTTTGAGTAATTAAATCGTCACTTCTAAGTGTTGGGGGGTTTATACCCCCCTTTTTTTGAGCTATGGTAATTGGGAATATCATTTATTTTTATGCCATTTATCAGGAAGACTACTAGCTCTTATCCGTGGCCTGTAGAAGTTAAAAGACCATCTTCAGAAAATGCAGGAGAGTATGAGACTTTTGAATTTACAGCTATTTTTAAAAGATTATCTAAATCTCAGTTAACTGAGTTTCAAGGTGCAACAGATGAGTTAAAGGCTCTGCAAGATATTCTTTTAGGTTGGAAGGATGTTACAGAAGAAGATGGAACTGAGATCCCCTTCACCAAAGCAAATGTAAAACTTTTTTCTGAAGATATTGATTTCGTAAATGGTTTATTTGAAGCTTATGGCAAGTTTTATCAGAGAGGTACTGAGGGAAACTAATGGAAGCCGCCATTTATTGGGTTTCTGGCGGCAAACAAGTAGAAGATAAAACCCAAGAGGATGCAAAAGCTTTTGGCATTGAGTTGCCTAAAGTTCAAGAAAAAAAAGATGAATTTGAGGTCTGGGAATGTAATTGGGATATTGTTTTTATATTTTTAAAAATGCAGACGCAATGGAATGCAGCGTTTGGAGGTTATGTCGGTTTAAAATATGAGGTATTATTAATGGCTGGAGGTCTATTTGACCTCTACAATATAGAAAATCGTCTCGAAGTTTTAGAGGGTCTACAAATTATGGAGGCGACTGCATTAAAGGAGGTAAATAAAACAAATGGCTAATGCTTTAGATAGTTTAAAAATATCTCTGAAATTAGAGGTTGAAAACCAAGCAAAATTAACTGAGTTAAAGAAGTCATTAAAAGACCTTGGTAAGTCAGGGGGAACTGATGCAGCGTTTAAAAGATTAAAAGATGCTCTGAGAAGTGTTATAGACCTTCAGCCTAAGACGATTCAAGGTTTTAAAGATCAAATAAGTATTTTAAGTAAGATTTCTAGAAATTTAGATACAGCAAGTAAGGATTATTTAGAAGTTGCAGATGCAATAAAGAAAGCAAAGGCAGAGATGAAAGCTCTGCAAAATCAAGCTGGGCAAAAACCGCCTGTCCCTCCAGCAGGTGGATGGTTTGGGAATTTTATGGGAGGAAAAGGATTAGGGTTTAAGGGTGGAATGATGGCAGGTGCGAAGCAAGCATTGCCTATTGCTGGTACGACTGCTTTAGCTTCAGCTCTTCCTGGTCAAGCAGGTTATGCAGCGATTTCGGGTGGTGCGGCTGGCGGATTAGGTGGCGCTATTGCAGGTGCTGGTATTGGTTTGGCTGTGACTGGTGCTATTGGACTAGCACAAGCTGGTAATGCTGCTGCGAAATATTCTGCTCAAATACAAAGACTTGAAATTGCTTTAAAAGGTGTAACCAGGAGTAGTGAAGAGTTTGCTAAAGCTCAAAAGATAATTGCAAGTGTTTCTGGTGAGTTAAATGTTCCGATTGGAGATGCGACTAAGCATTTCACAACATTGTCAGCTTCTGTTATTGGAGCTGGAGGTGATATTGATCAAGCAGAACAAGTATTTAGAGGAGTTAGTGAGGCGATAAAAGCAACTGGTGGTGAGGCAGAAGATGTGGAATCTGCGATGAGAGCCATGTCGCAAATCTTCGGTAAAGGTAAAGTTTCAGCCGAAGAATTGCAAGGCCAGCTTGGAGAAAGATTACCTGGTGCTGTTACTAAATTTGCAGAGGCAACTGGTAGAACATTACCGCAGTTGCAAAAAGATTTAAGGGATGGAACAGTTGGCCTGAACGATGTAATGAAATTCGTTGCAAAACTCAGTGAGGATCATAGAGAGGCTGCTTTAAAGATGGCAGGATCTAGTGCTGAAGCAGGTGCTAGATTAACAGTCTCCATGCAACGATTGCAGAAAAATTTAGGTGATATATTACAGCCTATTGGCGCTTGGTTTCAGGACGTTTTTTCAGGCATAATTAAATGGATTAATAGGGCAATTGAGGCATTTAATAGGTTTGCTGGCATTGGACTAGATAACGCAATTGAGTTTAAAAAGAAACAAATTGCCAGAATACAATGGGCGATAGATAATAATTTAGGTGGTGGTATAGATAGAAAGAAATTTGAAAAGTTAAAAGAGGAATTAGACGAATTAATAGGTAAATCTGAGAATGCTAAAAAAGGAAAATTCCAACAGCCTACGGCTGATGCAGATAAATTCAGCGTAAAAGCGGATAAGGAAAAGGCTGAACAGCTAATGAGCGAATATATGGATGGGTTGGGCAACGTTCAGACTCAAATATCTCAGACCTTTATTAATACGTTTAAAAAGATGGAAGATGCCTTAGTTAATTTTGTAATGACAGGTAAGTTGAACTTTAAAGAATTTGCTCGTTCTGTTATTGCTGACATAGCAAGAATGATTGTAAAAGCGCAGATGTTGGCTGTTTTCAAGGGTTTCACTAGTTTGCTTAGTGGGAACCCTGCTGCTGCAATGTCAGCGGCTGATATAGAAGCAGAAGGTTTTGAGTGGGGGCCAGGTGGTCAGCCAGCAGCATCTTGGAAACCTAACGCATTAGGAAATGTCTACGGCAAAAACGGTATCGTTCCTTTTGCTAAAGGTGGAGTAGTTGATAGTCCTACACTCTTCCCATTTTCAAAGGGAACTGGCCTGATGGGAGAAGCTGGGCCAGAAGCCATAATGCCTTTGAAGCGTGGTAAAGACGGAAAACTTGGAGTAGAAGGTGGTGGTGGCACAGTCGTTAATATCTCGGTTGATGCGAAAGGAACCAGTGTCGAAGGGCAAGATACTCAAGCTAAGATGTTGGGTAAGATGCTTTCAACAGCAGTTCAAGCTGAGATAGCAAGACAAAAACGACCTGGAGGAATACTTACTCAAATTTAATCATGGCAAATTTCCCCAGCATCTCACCAAGTTTTACGATCAGTAAATCGAGTAGTCCTAAAACTCGTGTTAGTGGCATGGGAGATGGATATGAAATAAGAGTTAATGTAGGTTTAAATCAAAATCCAAAACGATGGGATTTACAGTTTAATTACTTGACTACTACTAATGCAGCCACAATAGAAACGTTTCTAGATAACAGAGCTTTAGATGGAGCAACCTTTAATTGGACTCCTCCTGATACAACGACTTCTTATAAATGGGTATGTGATAGTTGGCAAAAAGAGATACCCTATCCAAATAGAGTTAATATAACTGCATCATTCAGACAGGTTTTTGAAGCATGAGTACGATTGTTACTAGGGCTGGTAAAGGCTCACCATTAACTCATACAGAAGTTGATGCTAATTTCACAAATTTAAACACTGATAAAGCTGGTTATGTTGCTGGTGAAGGTGGAACAGTAACGCAAGCTACTTCCAAATCGACTGCGGTTACACTTAATAAAAAATGTGGAACAGTTACAATGCACAATGCTGCTTTAGCGGCTGATGCCATCGTTTCTTTTACTCTTACAAACTCAACAATTGCGGCAACTGATGTTGTTGTTTTAAATCATGCTTCTGCTGGTACAGCAGGGAAATATGCTTTAAACGCACAAGCAGCAGCAGGTTCGGCTTCAATTAATGTTACAAACATTTCAGCAGGTGCATTAAGTGAAGCAATTGTTATTCGTTTTGCTGTAATTAAGGCTGTAGCTGCATAAATCAATGCTGTATTGCGTTGTTAATTATTGGGTCGCTGACTATGCAGAAGGCGAAGGTGGTTTTAACTTACAAAAAACCTTACAAGATGCTGATGCTAAGACGGTTGTTGAATTATTTGATTTTGAATTAAATACGGCCCAACACGGAGAAACAACTGTTTATAGGTTTACAAATACAAAGAATGAGATAGGCAACGATATTGTATGGCAAGGTAATACTTATACAGCGATACCGTTGGAAGCAAGCGGTTTTGAAGCAAGTGGTCAAGGAACTTTACCCAGACCAAGTATTTCTGTTTCTAATTTGCTTGGTACTTTTACAACCTTACTTGCGCTCCTCCCTGATGGCTTGGAAGGATGCAAGGTAACAAGAACTCGTACATTATCTAAATATTTAGATGCTGTAAATTTTACTGGTGTTGGTACTTATGTTGAAGCTGATTACTGGGTTTCTGAATATAATTTAGCTACAGGACTTGAATCAGATCCTACAAGTTACTTTAGGCCGAGAGATATTTATTTTATAGATCGAAAATCAATGGAAAATAGAGATGTTATTTCCTATGAAATGTGTAGTGCATTTGATTTGGCTGGAGTAAGATTACCAAAACGACAGATATTGCCTGATGACTTCCCTGGAGTCGGCACGTTCAGTTATTAACTGGAAACATACAGCGTTAGAAGCAGCAAAAGAAGCTGATCC